GCTCCAGAAGTAATTACTGCTATTATGGAAGGCAGAAATATACGGTTAGATAATAAGAGTGCATCTATTGTAGCTAGAATTACAGATCCTTCAGCAACTAGAGGAACATCTCCAATTCAATCATTATTTAAAGTTCTGATTTATCAGGACTGGATTCGATTAGCGCAATCAGCGTACGCACAGCGGTACATATTCCCAGTTGAACTATGGACTATTGGAGATCTTGAGAAAAACATTATTCCAACAGAACAAGATCTTGAGAAGTTCAGAAACGTTATTAATCAAGCTATTCAAAATCCACCTTTCAGTTTAGTATTTCCACCAATTGTGAAGTACGAAGCGTTGAGTACTTTAGGTAAAAACTTTCCTATTAATAATGAATATGAATACATTCACGATCAGTTACTTGTAGGTTTAGGTGTGAATAAAAACATTATTTTAGGAGAAGGTCCTAGTTTTTCGAACGTAAAAACAATGGCGTTACACAAATTGATGATGATTTATAAGGTTGTAAGAGATCAATTTGAACAATGGATGATATATAAGTTTTATAAGCCTATTGCGGAGAAAAATCAGTTTTATACAACTGTTGGGGGCAAGAAAAAATTAATTCTACCTCAAATTTCTTGGTATAAATCACTTGATATTGAAGAACAAGAGGCAGAAAGAAACATCTTTGTAGAGATGCATGATAAAGGTTATTTGTCTACAGAAACTCTTTATAGTAAGTTTCCTTCAATTGACTTTGAAACTGAACAAGCGAAGTTAGAGAAAGAAATTGGTACAGTGTGGGATAAAGGTAGTGGGGGAAGATTACCCGCAAAAATTTCTAAACCCTTTGGTAGAGGTAAAGAAAAGAGCCCTTCAATTCCAGCAATAAAACCAATAAAACCTTCTTTACCTGGAGGTATTCCCACGGAAATAGGTACAGAAATGACAGAAGAAACTATGGAAGAAACTACAGAAGAAGTTCCAACAGCAACACCCGCACCACTAGCAACACCAGCGGAGACACCTCCAACGGGTCCAGCTACTCCAGCAGTTTAATAAGGAACATTTATGTCAATCAAGAAAACAGGATCACCAGTTAAGATTATTAGAATTACAGAGAGCGCATTATCACTTGATCCAAATCTCATTGTAACAAAGTTAAAAGAGAAATATCCAGCGAAGTCATTCTCTTTAGATCAGTTACATGAAGCGTTAAAGTCTATAGGGGTCATAGATTATTCGAGTAATGATTTACAACATCTTATTGATCTTCTACAGAGTTCAGGTATTAAAGTAGTAAAATAAACAAAGTAAACACGTACAGAATTATAATATTTATTGATTATAGTATAGACTCGAGGAGTCTCTAAATCGTAGTTTTGTTAACTACCAAAGAAAAGGAAGGAAGTGAAATGGAAAAGCATGAGCCAGAGAAATTATTTATAACACAAGATGAAACGGGAGAAAAACAGTTATCACTTGAGATTTTTCTTCGAACGTTAATCCAAAGATGTATGGGAAAAGCTTTAGATTATAGCCGCATGTCAGGAATGTCGGATAGGTCCTTAATTCAGTTTGAAAGATCAATAAAAGACGAGTACTACCAGATCATTAGCGATGGTATTAAGATTTTACAAGAATTCAATTTAGTAGATAAAGAAAAACAATAAGGTCTAATTGCATGGACAACTATAATGAGTGGGTAATAAAAGTTATTGCTCAGAAATTGCGTTCTGATCAAGTAGAACTTCAAAAAGAAGCTGCACGAGAAGATTTAACAAGATCAGTTTTAGAAAATTTACTTCATCAGGGATATGAAATTGTAAAATGGGATTCTGGAAACTCTCGATGTGCAACGTGTATCGAGTTAAATAATCAACAATGGAATTTAACAGATTTTTTATCAAATTTAAGGCATGACGCACCTATGGCGGAGCGCGCGCATCCAAACGATGTTAGTTGTAAAGTTATAGTTAGTGGTCCAAATGTTCAAACGGTAGCAATTGATTATAATGGAAATTTAGAGTACGTATAACAAAGAGGTATAAAATGAGTCTTAAAAAAATAGGAACACAACTTAAAATTTTAGCTTCTGGACCTGTTTTAGAAGATGTTATGGTTGAACACGAAAAACCAACACAGAAAGTAGTAGAACAAAAACGGAACGATTTTTTATATTTTAGGAGCAGGGCTATTAGTGCGGGCGATCAAGGTCCAGAACAAGGCAAACCAAATCCAAATGGAAACGGTGATTATTTTCCAAAGAGCGAATTAGAAAGTTCCTATCAAACATTTGTAGGTAGAAATTTATTTTTAAATCACGAATCAGATCATCCAGTTAAATCAATTGGAAAAATTATAGATGCTTATCCCGTGGAAGATGAAGAGACTGGTGAATTTTATATTGAATGTTTATCTAAAATTGATAAAAAGTTACATCCCGAAATTGCTAGAAAAGTTGAAACTGGGGAATTAAATACGGTTTCCATGGGTTGTAGTTGTGAATCTTCTCAATGTTCTATTTGTGGAATGACTATTCATACAGATGAAGATCAAAAATGTCAACATTTATCACCTGGCGGACTTTTAAGAGAGTATGTAGCTGAAACAGATTTACCAGAATATGGAATCAAAAATGGTGATATGACTAAATCTTTTGCTATTAATAAAGGACTTACTTTTAATGAGTTATCAATAGTAAATGTACCTGCAGATTCTAGAGCGGTAATTAAAACTGTAATTGCAAATTTAAGGAATCAATTATCAAAAACAGCATCATTAAGTAAAGAAGAACAATTACAATTAGTGGGACAATTTGATGAAGTTTTAAAACAACTTGACGATAAAACAAGAGAACAAGTCAAGGCTGAATTTTGTGCGTGTTCGATAGTTAAGGGGGAGAAAATGTCTGATCAAGCTCCGAAATCAATCAATGAAGAAGTTGAAGTAGAAAGAATTTTACACGATTTGAATGCTTATGATTATCTTAGATTATATAATTCTATTGAGAAAAAAATGAAGAAAGAAATCAAAGCAGATAATAAAATAATGACTCATTGTGATGAATGTAATAAGACTTTTTACGATTCTCCAGAAGGAGAAGGTAAATGTCCCGATTGCAAATTTAAAGTTGTACCTAAAATTGAGGAAGTTAAAGCTGAACTTCCCAAGGAAGTTAAAGAGGAGATACCACAAGATATGGGATATTTAGATAAAATAATTGAAAGAGCAAAGAAGTCTTTTGCTGCAAAACTTTTTACACAAACAGTAAAAAGAGTAGCCGAAGAAGAAACTGTTAAGAAAGAACTTCCAGCAGGTCCGGATCCAATTTTAGAAGAAGTAAAATGTGAAGAGTGTGGTAAAATGCAATCTAAATGTATATGTGCTAGTATGAAAGAAGCAACACAAACAAAGGAAGCTATTACATTTGTAGAAAAAGGTGATAAAGTTAAAAATACAGAAACAGGCGAAAAAGGGACAGTTATCAAAACTCCAGGAGAAGATGAAGTAGTTCGGATTAAAACAGAAGATGGAAAATATAAAACATTACCCAATGAAGAGAACAATCCAGAAGAACATAAAAAGTGGAAAAAAATAAAAGCAGAATTTAAGAAAAATGAAGATCTTAGTAAATCTAGTTGGGTAATTCTTGATGGTGATAAAACAATTTTGCAAGCGTCTCTCGGTCAAATTTGGGAAGATGAACTAACTGAAAATCAAGAATGGGCTATGAGTGAAGACTATGGTAATGAACTAGTTTCACGTTATCAAGTTGATGGAGTAGAAAAACTTTCAGCTCTATTAGGTATTGCATATCAAAAAACAGAAGTTAAAACAGATTATAAGATTGACAAACCTAAGAAAAATGAATTTGTAAAACCTGGTGAGGAAACTAAAGCTGATAAAGAACATAAGAAAACAGAAGAAGCTTTAGAGAAAGTTGATCAAACTGAAGTAGCAACTCACTTAGAAGATTCCAAACCTGAAAGCGTTGTTAAAGAGGAAAAGAAGGAAGAGAAAAAAGCGGCACAAGAAGTTCCTAACTTTACGCAAACTATAGCAGAAGAAGAAGCCGCTAAGAAAGAAAAAATAGAAACTCCTAAAGAAGAAATGCCTAAGGTAGAACCAAAAACAGAAATGCCAAAGGAAGAAGAACTTAAGAAAGAAGAGTCTGCTTTTGATAAGGGTGTAGATAAAATTGTTCTTAACAAAGGACACTACGCTGTTAAGGATAAAGAAACTAAAGAAATTTGTGTGTACAATGAAAAAGGTGAAGAAATTAAAAGACTTCCTGATGGTTTTGGTGATGAAGTTGTAACGGTAATGAAACTATTAAATGATATTATGGGACTTAAAGAAGAGGAAGAGGAACCCAAAATTGAAGAACCAATAGTTGAACCAAAGGTAGAGGAACTGCCAGAGGACGAACCAAAAC